CCGGCTAATTATCCCTAAAATCTAGAATAGGTATTCTAATGTTTGTACGAAATAAAGTATTAGTTTCACTTCATGTATTTTACTATATGCCTGATTATAGAGATTTAATACAAGAGTTTATGTGGCAAACAATGGATATAAAACCAAAATACCCAAGAGTGAATAAGTTTTTAAATTATTGGAAAGAAAACATTGAGGCTGTTATAGCAGACATAGAGATGATAGAAACAGAAAAAATATCCAAATACAAGTCTGTAGAAGATATCTTTAAATATTAATAATAAATATAAGAAAATAAGAGAAAAGATTATGGTATCAATAGCAACTTTTTCTGGAGCAAAAAATCCTTCGAGAACGACATCGCCTATAAACGATGTCATTTATTCTGATTTAGGATTAAATTTTATAGCTCATCCAGTAACAAAAAAAGTTACAGTATTAAAGAATGAAGATGCAATTAAAAGAGCGTTGAGAAATCTTATTCTAACAGACAGTGGTGAAAAGTTTTTCGAACCCCTATACGGTGGTAATATCAGAGCATTATTATTTGAGAATCTAGATCGAGTCACCGAAATAACGATTAAAGAGAACATTAAAGATACCGTAAGACAATTTGAACCAAGAGTAACAGTTGTCGATGTAGACGTTAATTCAAACAGAATAGACAACAATGCTATAACAATTAGTATAATATTTCGTATCAATGAATCACCTATATTATCAGAACTAGAATTTACAGTTGAAAGAATCCGATAATGGCCAGCAACAAATCAACATTAAATGTTTCTGAATTAAACTTTGATGATATTAAAACAAGTTTAAAGACATATCTACGAAGCCAAACTGAATTTTCAGACTACGATTTTGACAGTTCAACTTTGTCTATTTTATTGGATGTTTTAGCTTATAATACTTATCATAATTCATTCTATCTTAATATGGTTGGTAATGAAATGTTCCTTGATTCAGCGCAGTTAAGAAATAGTGTTGTATCTCGCGCAAAGATGTTAAACTATGTACCAAGATCTGCAAGAGGAGCTACGGCTGCATTATCTGCTGTTATAACACCCGATGATAGCCCTACCGGAGTTACTGTTCCTGCTAATACTCAATTTACATCTACTATAGATGGTATTGAATATACCTTTGTCACGTCAGGATCAACAACAATGTCTCCTCAAGATAATGGTACATTTACTGGTACTCTTAATATCGTAGAAGGCACACCACTTCAACATAGATTTACTGTAAGTACTGCTAATCCTGTAAGATATATTCTACCTAACGAAAATACTGACACAACTAGTTTTACAGTTAGAATACAAGAATCATCATCTAACACAACAGTATCCACTTATAATCTTGCAGGTGATTTATCTTCTGTAAATAGTACTTCAAAAATATATTTTGTTCAAGAGAACGAAGACAATCTTTATGAAATTCAATTTGGTGATAGTATTTTTGGTAAGAAACCTATAGATGGTAACATTATTATTGTAGACTATAGAATAACATCAGGTAATACTGTTAATGGTACCAATACGTTTAGCGCACCAGAATCTCTTGCTGGATATTCAAACTTTACTATTACAACTACATCATCAGCCCAAGGCGGCGCACCACAAGAAACAATAGATTCTATTAAGTTTAATGCACCATTCAAATTCCAAGCACAAGATAGACTTGTAACCAAACAAGATTATAAGAATATAATTTTATCTGAACAAGGCGATATTCAATCAATTAGTGTTTGGGGTGGCGAAGAAAATATACCTGCTGTATATGGTAAAGTTTTTATTGCTACTAAACCTCTATCTGGTGCAATTCTTTCAAATCAAAGAAAAGAAGCTATTAGAGCTTCATTGAAAACAAGAAATACTGTTTCTATAGACGTTGAAATGGTCGATGCTACTTATCTTTACATTAATCCAACGATTACTGTCAGATATAATCCTCAAACAACATCTTTGACAGCAGGTGAATTAAATACTATTATTCAGAATTCTCTAATTTCTTACGAATCAAATAATCTTGGAACTTTTGATCAAAAATTCTATCTATACAAAATGATAGAAACAATCAAAGATGTTAATTCCAGTTTTGTGTCAGTAGATGCTGATATTACAATTGAGAAAAGATTTATTCCTTTAACTACAAAAAATACATATCAATTAGTATTTAATCAAGCCGTATATCATCCACATGAAGGACATCTCAATGGTCTAGTATCTACTTCTTCGTTTACTATAGATGGTATTAGTGGTCAAAAAATTGATGACAACGGGTATGGAATTTTAAGATCCTTTACTCAGACTCCTACAGGTAAAGTATATAGAAATAGAAATTTTGGTATTATAGACTATGACACTGGTCTAGTTACAATTAATAACACTTTAATTTCAGCGTATGATGGCGAATATTTTTCTGTGAAAGTTAAACCAAGAAACAAAAACATATTTGCTTCGCGTAATCAGATACTATTAATATCTGGAGCAACTATTAGTACTGTTGATGACAATACAAATAATATTACATCAACAGTAGGTACAGTAGCAACGGCTGGTGTTAGCACTACTATTAACACAGAAAATGCTATTGCAACTACCTCTTCTGGATTTACGATTGCGGTTTAAAAATGGCTATTACTAAAAAAACATCCGCTCTTATAAGTCAACAGTTACCGGATTTTGTTCGGGATGAAGGTCCCAAACTGGAAGCCTTTATTAAGGCTTATTATGAATTCTTAGAACAAAGCAATAACTACATTGAAGTCAGTAAAAGTCTTCTTTCACGAGCAGATGTTGATACTACCGTAACAGATTATTTTCAATACTTTCGCGAAGAAATATATAAAAATATTCCAGACGACGCCGTAGTAGATAAGGCTCTTCTTGCGAAACATATTCGCGAGATGTATTATCAAAAAGGTAATGAGAAATCTTTTAAGTTTCTTTTCAGAGCTTTATATAACGAAGATTTAGAAGTATATTTTCCATCAGATAATATCTTGAGAACATCTGATGGTAGATGGAATCAACCTTCTATTGTCAGATTAACTAATGTATCTTCTAGCGATCTTGATATTTTTTTGGGCCAATTAATTACAGGACAAAGCACTGGCGCTACTGGTAGAGTAGAAGAACAAATACAAACCATTGAACTCGGTTCTACTATTACTGAACTTGTAGTTTCTAATTGGAACAATATAGATTTTTCGGATGGTGAAGAAGTAGTATCAGATGTTACTAATACAAGAGGTTTTATCTATGCTACCTCTGGTAGTTTACAAGGCGTTACAATACAAGAAAAAACCATTTTAAGACCTAGAGGTTTTGGAGGTGGTGTTTTTCATCGTTCTAGTGATGTAGTTACATTTACGTCTGATACTGGTAGTGGTGCAAATGGTTATGTAATATCTACTAATGATAAATCTGCTATTAATGTTTCTATTATTTCAGGTGGTTCTGGTTATATTAATAATCTGCCAATTGTATTTACCGGTGGTAGTGGCAGTGGTGCAGAAGCAAAAATTACTTCTATTGGAAATACTTCTATTTTAAGTATTTGTCAAGACGTTATATCACCTATGAGTAATGTTATTTTAAACACCGGACCAACCTTTGTAAGTTTAGGTACTAATACCGCCGCTGTATCTGCTAATCTAGCCGCTGCTAATGTTTCTAGTTCTATAATTAATGGTTTGTTATTTCAGAATACAGAGACTGGTACAATTCAAACTATATCTATGATTAACTATGGAACCGGTTATAGTGTTTTACCAAGACCTTCTGTTAGATTAGCAAATGTAGCTAATGAAGGTCTAAAAGATCCTCATGATGGTGGAATATATGGTGATAACGCCGAACTATCGGCTGTATATCTACCAGGATCAATAACCGCCGTAGGAATTACAAATAAAGGTAGTTCTTATTCTAAGTTTGAAAATATTGGTATTGTAAACCAAACTAGAGCAGGCACTGTAAACGCTCTTGCTTCTCCAGTTGTTAGTGGTGTAGAAGTAAGAGAAGGTAAATATCTATCAACAAAAGGATTTATTAGTTGGGATCAATATTTACAAAATGATTACTATCAAGAATTCAGTTATGTATTAAGATCCCAAAAATTTGTTGATACATACAGACAGGTTGTAAATACTCTTTTACATCCTTCAGGAACAAAATTATTTGGTACAGTTTTAATTTCAAACGTTTTAAATGTAGATTCTAGTATTGTCTTTGATTCAACAATATTCATCAATTATGATGTAGGCACACCAAATTCAGCTTCAATCGCATCTCTAGTTGAACCTCCTTTCAATAGACATAGTGGTAGACTTTTCATATATAACTATACTACTTTGTCTCCATTTGTAGATCAACCAACTGTAGGTACAGGAGTGCCTACAACTATAGATGCTTTTGCTAATATTTCAATTACGGATTTAAATAGTAAGAAACTTGTTTTTGGTAACACTACACATTTTAGTTCTAATAGTGATAATAATAACGACGCAACACCAGGATATATAAGACAATTAACAGCTTCCCCAAATACGATTATTGGTAATGGAACAACCTTTACTACTTCGTTTAATGTTGGAGATGCTATATATGCTAGAAACGAGGCTAACGACGAATCAGTATTTGTGACGGTCGTATCTATTGCTAACGATACACACATGGTAACTAATGGATCATTGATACATATAGGTACCACATATTATCCTAATACATTATTTGCCCAAACCGCTACAAGTTCTTCTGGTTCAAGACTACATTATCCACGTCAAATTACTTCACAAATGGATATGATTATATTTAATTCTACCGGTGCTAATACAGATGGACAGTATGCTATAAACGTGGTTTCATCTACTAGTTCAGGAAACGTGGTGATGGCTTTAAGTTCGCCTTATGAAGGTGCAAATCTTTCTCAAGGAGTATTTTCTTGGATTAGTAGTGGCGCGCGATCAGGTCGTCAATTATAATATAAATAAATAAAACAAACTTAATAGAGAATATGAGACATGCCAGGAATCGTAACTTATAAATTTAGACTCAATAATGCGACTCAATTATATGAGTCTTTTACTGAGGCAGCAAATATTAACACAAGATATTATATGTTTTTGGGTAGAGCGCAGCCTTGGGGAACAAGTGATACTGTTGCGCCTACACCTACTGATACTATCCAAAACACAGATTTTAATGTCTGGCGAAATATGCTTGCTGTAAAAAGATGTACAGCAACAGATGTAAGATTTGTTACTACAAGATATAACTGGACTACAGGTACAGTATATACTCCATATTCTCATAGAAATACTTCTTTATACTCTAGTAATTTCTATGTTGTAACTTCATCTTATAATGTTTACAAATGCATTGATAATAATAATGGAGCAACTTCTACAGTTGAACCAACCGCTACTGGCACATCAACTTTTAAAACTTCTGATGGTTATAGTTGGAAGTTTATGTATAATATTACTGCATCCGATGTGTTGAAGTTTGTCACATCTTCTTATATTCCTGTAAAAACTCTTACATCTGACGATTCTTCTATTCAGTGGGATGTTCAACAAGCCGCAGTTAATGGTGCTGTAGAGTTTGTTAAACTTACTGCCAATGGTAGTGGATATCTATCAACGAATGGTACTTTTGCAGCAGTTACTAATTCAACAGTAGTTCAACTAGCATCACATTCTAGTGGTACAGATGACGTATATAATTATTCTTCATTATACATTAAGAGCGGTCTGGGTTCAGGTCAATTAAGAAGAATTGTAAATTATGTTGGCGCTACTAAAACAATAACTGTAAATGGCGCTTTTACCACAACACCAAATACAGAGACACAATACTATATTGGTCCACGTGTTAGTGTGGTAGGTGATGGGACCGGGGCTTTAGCTTATGCTAATGTAACTCTACCTGCATTAGCTTCTTCTACAACAGGAAACTCCATCAATGGTATTATTATTATCAATAAGGGATCTAATTATTCCAAATATGAAATAGTGATTAATGCTAACACTTCTCATGGTAGTAGTGCTACTGCAAATGGTAATATTGCTCCATATGGCGGACATGGATCTGATCCTGTTAAAGAATTAGGCGCTTATAATGTTATGTTGTCTGTTAAGTTTGATGGTTCTGAATCTAATACACTTTTCACAAACAACGACTTCCGTATTATTGGATTGATGTCAAATCCTAATCTAGCAAACGGAAATCAGGCAAATAGTACAGTATACGATATGACAACAAGACTTACTGTTACAAGTAAATCAGGATCTTTTAGCGCTGATGAAATTATTAGTGGTGGAACAAGTGGTGCTAAAGCAAGATTTGTAACTTTCTCGAATACTAATGCAACCGGAACTGCTGGTGTCGTAAGCGTTACTGGTCTAGATGGTGCATTTAGTACTAGTGAAACATTAACAGGAAATACTTCTTCTGTAACAGCTACTCTATCTTCTATAAATAAAAGAGATTTAAAA